CAGAGTCTATTCAATTGGAATCGACTTCCCGCCGTATCACGAAATGGTTAAATCGAAATTGGACTCGGCTAAGAAAGAAGTTCAACCAGAATGGCATGATGTAGATTTAGATAATCTTGAACGAATGTTCAATGAAGCTGAAAAAATTATATACCCTAATAAAACTAAAAAATTAGTGGTAGGAGATTCACATTCAATTTGCATGTATAGACCAGGTTGGACAGTGAATAGTGTTCCTTTTAAAACTTTAAATGGAGCATTAGTTGAAGGATTGGAATCTTTTATTAATATGGAAACCGAAGGAGCTGTAGAGTTTTATTTTGGTAATATAGATATAAGACACCATGTGTGTAGATTGGAAGGCGGTTGGGAGAAGAACGTAACAGACTTAGCAGAACGATATGTAACGGAGGTGAAGAACTTATCTGTTCCAGGTCGTATATACGAGCTTCTACCAATCGAAAACGAATCTAGAAGAATACCACAATCTGGATATTATAAAGGCAAACCTTTTTATGGAACATGGGATGAAAGAAATAGTGCAAGAAAATTATTCAATGAAATAATTCATGATTCTGGATTAGGAATAAAATGGACTAATTATCTTTTAAATAAAAAAGGTGAATTAGATTTTTCATATATGGAAAAACCACAATCAATACATTTATCTAGAGAATTTTATCCTTATTGGAATGGAATAGAAGAAACAAATACACTTGAGGAATTTTTTTAATGACTAAATGGGCAAGCATAGTACCACTAATTGGTGGTGAAACAATAGCAATGGAAAATGTTTTTAAAACAAAACCAGAATATTTTCTTACCTTTGATGGCTTTCAAGCTAATGAAGAACATTTGCAAAATTACTATGATTATAAAATACCATATTTAAATCTTTCAAATGGAGAAAATCCAAATGAAGGAGTTGATGTAGTAAATACTGTATGCCCATGTGCTGGTCTTAGTTCTTTAAGCCCACAAGCAGCAAGCAACAGCCCAATGAATGATTGGATGATTAAGTCTGCAGAATATGTCTTAAAAGAAGTACAACCTAAAGTTTTCTGGGGAGAAAATGCTCCAAGGTTAGCAAGCAAAATGGGTGAACCAGTAGTTAAAAAATTAAGAAAAATTGGAGAAGAAAATGGTTATGTATTTAGTATATTTAAAACTAAATCTTTACTTCATGGTCTTAGCCAAGTAAGAGATAGAACATTTTATTTCTTTTGGAAAGGTGATAGAGTACCTTTGTTTGAATATATTAATAAAAAGCCATCAACAATAGCAGATGATATTCGTGCTATTAAAAGAGATCCAAATGATCCAATGGATATATTAACAAACGATAAAATTCCATCAGAAGAACCATACTATAGATACATACTTGAAGAATTAGAAGGTGGAATAACTCATGCAGAATTTGCAGCTAAGTTAACAAAATCTACTGGGCTTCAAGATTATATAGAAGAAAGAACAAACTATAAAGTAGTAGCCAAATGGATGAGAGAAAAAGGCTATGACACCGTAGCAAAAAAATGTGATAGACAATATCATAAATTAAAAGCTGGTGGTAATATAATGAGAAAAGGAATTGAAATACCTAAAGATAAAATAGGTGCTTTTGTTGGTCATATGCCAACTAACTTAACTCATCCAGACGAAGATAGATTTTTAACCGTTAGAGAAGCTTTATCAATTATGAAACTTCCTAATGATTTTGAACTTTTAAATCCTAAAAGATCTCTTAATCATATATGTCAAAATGTACCGGTGACAACTGCTGAGCATCCAGCTAAAATGGTTAAAAAATATTTGGAAGGTCGATTAGATTTAATTGACACCGATTTTATGGTACAAGATAATAAGAAAAAAACCTATGAATATGAAAAAAGTCCTTTACAATTGGACCAATTTATGTTATAATAGATCTAATATTAAAAAATGGAGAATGTATGCTTAGTGTAAATGATCAATTTCCAGCGTTTCAACTAAATGGTATAAATGCTGAAAATCAACATGTCACGGTTTCTTCCAGTCAATTGGAAGGATCTTGGGCAGTAATTTATTTCTATCCAAAAGACTTTACTTTTATTTGTCCAACTGAAATAGCAGGTATGGATAAACTAATGGATGAGGCTATTGTGCTAGGAATATCTGGTGATAATGAATATTGCAAACTTAATTGGAAGTTGCAAAATGAAATCATTGGACAAATTAAACACACATTAGCTGGAGATACAGGTTTGTATTTATCAACTGAATGTGGTATATTGGATATAAATGAAGGTGTTTGTTTAAGAGCAACTTTTATTTTAGATCCAACTGGTACTATTCAACATGTATCGGCAAATGCTTTAGATACAGGAAGAAGTGCTGATGAAATATTAAGAACAATTCAGGCTCTCAAGGCCGGTGGATTAACCGGATGTGCTTGGGAACCGGGAGATCAGTACGTTGCCTAGTATAGACTTAAAACCAAGAAAAAGACATCCAAAGGATAGAAGACCTGCTAAACCTATGCCCTTTGATGTTGCACTACGTAAATTTAAAAAAGCGTGTGAAAGAGCAGGAATAGTACAAGAAGTAAGACGTAGAGAGTTTTATGAAAAACCAACAGCAAAGCGTAAAAGAAAAAAAGCAGAAGCTGTGGCTCGTTGGAGAAAGAAAGAAAAATCAATGCAATTAAGACCTGAAAGGAGGTGGAAATAATGGGTATAATGGATAAACTCAAAAAGAATTCTAAAATTAAAACAACCGAAGTGTTGGAAAATTCTGTATTCTTTCAAGAAAAAGATATTGTGACTACCAATGTACCTATGATTAATGTTGCTTTATCAGGTGATACCGATGGTGGTATGACAAGTGGATTGACTGTCTTGGCTGGTCCAAGTAAACATTTTAAAACATCATTTGCTTTACTTATGGCAAGTGCATATTTAAAAGAACATGATGATGCTGTACTTTTATTTTATGATTCCGAGTTTGGTTCACCACAATCTTATTTTGAATCTTTTGATATTGATGTTTCCAGAGTTTTACATACACCTATTACTGATGTTGAACAACTAAAATTTGATTTGGTTGGTCAATTAGAAAACATTGATAGAGGTGATAAGGTTGTTATTGTAATAGATTCAATTGGTAATTTAGCATCCAAAAAAGAATTGGAAGATGCTCTTAACGAAAAATCAGTTGCTGATATGTCAAGGGCTAAAGCATTAAAGGGATTGTTCAGAATGGTTACTCCTTATCTTACTATGAAGAACATCCCTTTACTTGCTGTTAATCATACCTATCAAGAAATTGGTTTATTTCCAAAGGCAATAGTATCAGGTGGTACTGGCATTTATTATTCAGCAGATAATATTTGGATTATTGGTAGGAAACAAGAAAAGCAAGGAACTGAAATTAAAGGTTATCACTTTATAATCAATGTAGAAAAATCTAGGTTTGTAAGAGAAAAATCAAAGGTACCTATTTCAGTAACTTGGGAAGGTGGTATTGAAACATATTCTGGATTATTGGATGTAGCCTTAGCTGGAAATTATGTAGCCAAACCTTCTAATGGTTGGTATTGTAGAGTTGATAAAGAAACCGGTGAATTGTTAGAACCAAAGGTAAGAGCAGCTCAAACTCTTACAAAAGAATTTTGGGATCCAATATTTAATGGTACGGACTTTAAAAAATTTATTAAAGGCCATTATCAAATAGGACATAAACCTTTACTAGAAGTTGAAATAGATTTTGACGATGAATGAAGTAAGTGAATTAGATTATAAATTTATTGAATCAGATCAAGAAGATTGGTATGCAGTTGAATTAATAACTGGAAAATGGAAAGGTATCAAGTATATATATGGTAAGGTTACTGTAAAAGAATCGCCTGAACTAGGAACTGCAACTCTTGGTTTTACTTACAACCTTGTTGATTCAAATGGATTTGAAGAAGACGATCTTTTAAATGATATAAAATTTAAGAATTATCTCGGTGGTATACTACAACATATCATCGAAGATAGTCTTAATTATAGTGAACAAAATAATGTAGCGAGTATAGGAATTGGCAATAACGAATGAAATCCCCACACATGTACTTAATCATTTAATTAATGATGAGCAGTATTGTAGAAGAGTAATACCTTTTCTAAAGAAAGAATATTTTGAAGGTGAACACAAAATTGTGTTTGACCTAGTAGTATCTTTTGTTAATCAACATAATAAGATTCCGTCTGGTAAAGTATTAGAATTGGAATTGAAAAAGGTTAATGCTCCAGAAGATGTTCTTAATAGAACACAAACATTAATTAATGAACTAAAAGAAAAGTCTGATATTGATGTTGATTATTTAATTAATGAATCCGAAAAGTGGTGTAAGGATAGAGCAGTTTATAATGCTATAATGGATTCAATTCAAATCATAGATGGTAAGGATAAAGAAAGAAATGATGGTGCTATTCCGGCTATACTTAGTGACGCTCTTGGTGTGTCTTTTGACCCTAATATTGGCCATGATTATATAGACAACAGTGATGATCGTTTTACCTTTTATAATAC